ATAAAAACATTAGGCGGAAAGGAAACCGAAGTCTTTACTATCAATGCTCTTGCAAAAGCGTTGGAGAAAGCAGTGGTTACTGTTCGTCTATGGGAAAGAAAAGGCTATATCCCCCGTGCTCCTTACAGGCTAAGAGCAAAGACTCTTAACAATAGTAAGACCAACGGGAACAGGGTATACACTCGCGCACTAATCGAAGCAGCTGTTGAGGAGTTTTCCAAACGTGGCTTAATCGGTTCAGAGCGTGTAGAGTGGAACGACCATGAAGACCTGACAGAAGCATTGTTAATGCGCTGGAAGGACATCACATCCAAAGAGAGCCATAGTGCCTCATGACCGAAAGAAAAAAAAATGACTATAACAAAACCTACTATGCAAGCCGCAGACTACGTAGACGATGCACCACTCGAAGAAACAACTACCACTTCCAACTCACATGTCAGTGAAGGTTGGGATGCTGTTGAAGCTCTTCTAAGCCAAGACTCGAAAGAGTTTCCGACTGATTTCAAGTTCTCAGAAGAACCTCAACTTGTGAAATTTTTGCAAGACCGTCCATTCGCAACCTATGAATCACATTGGATTGAACGTCCAAAGGGTAAGAAGTCATTTGTTTGCATGGGTGATGGTTGCCCACTATGCGAAATCTTGGGCGATAAGCCACGAGGAAAGTTCGCCTTCAATGTTCTTGTCCTATCAGGAGAGGAAAAGACTGTACAAGTCTTGACTGCACCTCCATCACTTGCTCGCCAAATCAAGAAGGCCCATGACGATGAGCGTAAGGGACCTATTGACCGTGAGTTCTGGGAAATTTCTCGCCTAGGTACAGGACCTACAACACAGTACACCCTCGACTTTGTTCGTGGTCGTGACCTGGATGAGGAATGGAAGTTATCCCCCGACGCTGTTAAAGAGCTTGTAGCGAATGCCGTGTTATTCACGGCTGACGAGGTAGTTCGTGAGACCCCCCGCTCCGAACTTCTCGATATCGCTCGCTCAATGGCGTAACTTCCACAAATCGTAGGAGAGCCCTCCCGTGGACATGGGGCTCTCCTACATTAGGGTTTAGATTAGACAGAGGAAAGCAATTGCTTTAAACTCTATGTATGAATAAAATGACAGATGAACAAGTTGCATGGATAGCAGGAGTCTTTGAGGGGGAAGGCACTTTCACATATAGGACTTACAAGGGCACTGGTAGAAATCAGATTACTATGCGAGTAGTTATGACGGACTTAGATGTAATCGAACGACTACATATGTACACAGGAATAGGACATATTTACGGCCCTTACGTTTCGAAAGACTTAAAAAAAGATGGAACTACCCGTAAACCTTCCTACCATTGGGCAGTTACTACACAGACAGATACCCTCTTGTTAGGAGAAATGCTGTTTCCATGGTTAGGTGAACGTCGCAAGGAGAAGTTCTTAGAAATAAAGGCGTATTACGAAGAGGGAAAACGTTTTGCTACTAAAGCAAACGGTAATTGGAAGGGACCAAAAACTAATAATGAATATAATAACGACCAAGGAACAATTGGATGAATTAGTCGCGTATTACTTAACAGTACCTGCGTTCGCTTACGACACCGAGACAGTTGGAGATAACAGGCTCCAACCAGTAGTGAACGATGTGCTGTGGATTTCTCTCGCTACAGAGGGTCGCACAGACGTCATTCCAATGGGACATCCAAACGGAGAGTTCCTTCATTGGGATAAAGAAATACTACTCAGTGGTCAAAGAAAACTTGAAGCAGGAAAAGAATTAAAGGAAACTGATTACTCAAAGAACCAGAGTAAGTGGAAGCCTGTATTCGATTCACCCCCACCACAGTTACTCCCAGGAGATGTGTTTAAGGCTTTAAAGCCTTTATTTTTTAGTGATAAGTTGAAGATTGGTCATAACGTTAAATTTGACCTGAAATCCATTGCAAAGTACTACCGAGGTGTTGTTCCTACTAAACCTTTCTTTGACACCATGATGGCAGCCTTCATCATTGATAACCGAAATAAGCACAGCCTAAAATTGAAAGATTGCGCTGAAAAATATTTGAAGATTAAAGTGGATAAAGGAATTGGGGCAATGGTAGAAGCCCACTCTTTTTCTGATGTTGCTCATTACTCTGGATTTGACTCAGAAGTAACATGGAAGTTATACACGGTGTTAGCGCCAAAATTGACTACAAATTTAGCCCGTGTATGGGCATTAGAAATGGATTTAATCGCAGCTCTATGCGACATGGAGTTAGCAGGCGCACCAATTGATGTAGAAGAGTTAAAGAAACTACAAAAGCGCCTGGACATTGATATTGATGCTACGAAAGCAAAGGCATGGAAACTTGCTGGAAAACCCTTCTCGATGAATTCTGTTAAAGAAAAACAGGAGTTATTGTTCTTGCCTAAAGAACAAGGTGGACGTGGTATCAAACCTGATTTAAGAATCAAAGTTGCCCTTACAGACAAAGGTAAGGACATCGCTGCTGCAGGACAGCCTCTTACTATTCACAACTACTCTGTATCTTCAGACGCTCTAGAGTTTTATAGAGAGAAAGATGAGTTAGTAGAGGCTCTTATTGAGTACCAAGACTTAAACAAACTCTCCACAACGTATGTAGTCCCATACTTGGGAGGAGAAGTAACTCGAACTACCTCTGGAAAATCGCGCATTGTAGATAAAAAGAGCCTACTTATTGATGGAAAAGTTCACACCAACTTTAAATCCCACGGAGCAGATACAGGGCGTTTTTCCAGTAGTGACCCAAATCTACAGAACATCCCTAGTAGTGGACAGTATGGAAAGATGATACGAAACCTGTTTTACGCTCCTGAAGGATATAAATTAGTTGTAGCCGATTACTCACAAATTGAACCAAGAGTTATTGCATCCTTTTCTAACGACCCTATTTTGGTAAACAATTACCAAACAGGTGGGGATGTGTACACAACTATCGGTAATACAGTTGGGTTAGACCGCAAAGCTGGAAAGGTCCTCGTACTAGCAATGTCTTACGGTGTTGGCCCAGACAAGATTGCTTCTTCCCTGGGGTTAAAGCTCCCAGAAGCCAAGAAACTCCTCAATGACTTTATGGAACAGTTCGAAGATATCGAGAAGTACAAAGCAAAAGTCATACGACTGGCTAGAAATTTAGATGTTCCGTATGTAGAGACTATTTTTGGTCGTAGAAGGTATCTGACAGACTTAAAGAGTCGTGAACAAGGGCTGAGGTCAAGAGCAGAACGCCAAGCCTTTAACACGGTTATCCAAGGTTCTGCGGCAGATATCATGAAATTAGCCATTGTTCGTGCCCATTCCTGCTTTATTGAGGAGCCAGATGTAAACGTCCTTTTGACAGTGCACGATGAATTAGTTACTGTTGCTCGTGAAGACCTAGCAGAAGAAACTGCAGAGGCCATCCGTGAGTCTATGGAAGGAATTAAGTTGAAAGAGATTACAGTTCCTCTTATTGCAGATGTTAAAATCGTTAATAAGTGGGGAGAAGCCAAATGAGTAATTGGTGGGCAGACAAACTTGGTACACAACCTCAAGCCCCGCAACCCTCTCAACAACGTCCTTCAAGTATTCCTATGCCACCTTCGCAGCAACCTATGACACGGTATACCCAACCACAGCAACCTCCTACAACCAAAGCAGTGAGTGCAAATCAAACTCAGTTATGCCCTGAGTGCGGAGGAAACAACTATATGTCTCCTAACCCACAGCAGATTGCCTTCCGTTGCTATGACTGTGGTTACCCCATTGGCCAATCAGGGTCTCGTTACGGTGCGTTAAGCGGTGCGAGGACAGAAGGAAGCTCTAAACCTGCCATAGGTAACAGTCAAGGTGCATGGAGTCCTATACCTGCAGGGTATAACCCCGATGGGAGTAAGCAGTGATAACCGATGAGGCTAAAAAAGTTGTCGCATTACTTAATAAAAAGTTTGGCGATAACGTTGTTGTTTTTGCGTCAGATATTCGTAGTGACCTTATTCCTAGGATTACTAGCGGTTCTACCACTCTTGATTACGTTCTTGGTGGCGGTTTCCCTGGTAACCAATGGAATGAACTCATTGGAGAACCATCTCACGGAAAAACAGCACTTGCGTTAAAGACAATTGCAGCAAATCAAGAATTGAACCCAAACCATACAACAGTGTGGGTAGCAGCAGAGCAATGGGTACCTGAATACGCTGAAATGTGCGGAGTAGATACCAGCAGAGTAATTGTTGTAGAAACATCCATTATGGAAGAGGCTTATGATGCAGTTATTGCGTTTGCGGAGTCTAAAGCGATTGATGCAATTGTTATTGATTCTTTGCCTGCTTTATCCCCTTCTCCTGAGATGGAGAAAGATATGGGAGAAGCGACTGTTGGACGAGGAGCCTTACTAACAAATAAATTTTTCCGTGTAGTCGGTACAGCTATGAAACGCAGTCTTGTTGAAGATGAGCGACCTATCCTTGGCCTAATCATTAACCAGTACCGAATGAAGATTGGTGTCATGCACGGCGACCCAAGGACTACCCCAGGTGGAGAAGGAAAGAATTACGCATTCTTTACTCGTTGCGAGGTTAAGCGAGATGAATGGATTGAGATTGGTTCTGGTAATAACAAGACCCGTGTAGGGCAAAGAATTAAAGTCAGAACATTAAAGAATAAAACTGCGCCCCCACAACGAGTCGCTTACTTTGATTTCTACTTTGCAGAAGGTGGAGACTGTTCTCCAGGTGAGTTCGACTTCGCCAAGGAAATTGTGTCCCTAGCTGTAGTTAAAGGCGTCATCTCTCGTAAAGGTGGTTGGTACTACTACGGTGACCGTAAATGGCAGGGTATCGAACCTGTAATCCAAAGTATTAGAGAAGAACTCGACCTCAAGGAAGAAATCCAACGGTTAGTTCTTACTTCCAGCGATATTCCTATGGCTGGTACTGATGAAGAGTGAAGGTCAAAAGCAATCCCTCAAGCATGAGAAGCGATTAGCCAAAGCAATTGGCGGAAGTCGCAACGCTGCTTCTGGAGCTTTTTGGTCTCGCAAAGGAGATGTTCGTTCAGAAGACCTGCTGATTGAACATAAATGGACTGGAAAGAAATCTTTTTCTCTAAAGTCCGATGTCCTTAAAAAGATTGTAAGAGAGGCCATCCTTGATGGGAGAACTCCTGTGCTGGGAGTCCATCTAGACGGGGAGAATTACGTGATTCTTCTTGAAGACGACTACCTAGAAATGAGGGACCGACTTAAGGATGACTAATACATGGAAGAATCTACCTACTCTTGGCGTTACGATGCACGCTGCAGAGGAGAAGACACTGACCTCTTTTATCCTCCTAGGGATAAAGAACAGTACAAAGTTGTTGCGACAAAAGCTAAGTCTTTTTGTTTTGGAGATGGAAAGAAAAATCCATGTCCAGTTCAAAAAGAGTGCTTATGGGATGCAGTAAGACGTGATGAACCCCATGGAATCTGGGGCGGATTGTCTCATCGAGAGAGAAACGCACTAATTCGTAAATGGAAGAAATCATTTAAAAAAACCATGACTCTCAAGGAATACATCTTCAGTAAGGACTACTAAATTGGAAAAAGAATTGAAGAAGTTTTTAGACGCAAAAAAGACTGAGACACGGTTACTGGGAGACGTAGAGCGCCACCTAATGAGACAACCATTAGGTGACCGTTCTACTCTAGTTTTGCACCCTTCCGAAATTATTAAACCAGATTTCTGCATGAGGTACTCTTATTACCTGCTCACAGGCGGAAAACCTAAGACAGAAAAACCCAGTTTGCGATTACAAAACATCTTCGATGAAGGTCATTACATCCATGCGAAATGGCAGAATCGTTTTAAAGATATGGGAGTTCTGTACGGCAAGTTTGAATGTCTTGCCTGTAGAACTATTACTGTAGGAACCTCTCCCTCATGCGTTGCATGTGGACGGACAGATGTCATGGAATATAGAGAAGTTACTCTCTATGAAGATTCATTGAGAATTGCAGGGCACACTGATGGATGGATTAAAGGACTAAAAGACGACTGTCTAATTGAGATAAAGTCCATAGGTGCTGGAACATTTAGGTTTGAAGCCCCAGAACTTCTCAGAGATGCTGAAGGGGATGTCTCCAAAGCATTTAGGAACATTCGTCGTCCTTTTCGTTCCCATCTACTCCAAGGTCAAATGTACCTAGAGCTAGCAAAGAGAATGTACGGTAAAGAAGCTCCTAATGAGATTGTGTTTCTGTATGAGCTGAAAGCAGACCAAGATACAAAAGAATTTACTGTTAAAGCAGATTATGAGATTGTAGATAGAATCTTTTATAAAGCTGAGAAAGTAATTAAAGCAATTAAAGCAGGAGATATGCCTGAGTGCAATATAGACCCAGAGGGTTGTAAGTACTGTCTTTTGATTGGAGAATGATGCTAAACCTAGGAGAAGCGTCTGCTGCGGCAGTTAAAGCTTTAGAAAATCAAAACATCCATATGTGGCCTGAACAGAGCCAACAGCCGAAGATGCCTAAAGACATATCGGATTTAGATAGTGATGAACTAAGTGAACTATTTTCCAAACTAACTGCTTGGTCAAACTTTGTTGCTGGTCAATTAGCTGCTGCTCAAGTAGATGAGACCTTCATAGATAAGAAACTTGAGAGTATAAGAGCGCAGTTACTCCTCACAAAAGGAGCTACTAAAGCTAAAGGAGACACTGTAACCCTTATTAAGGCTCAGGTTAACTCAGACCCAATGATTGTCGAATTAGAAGAAAAGTTTATGGCAGCTTACGCCTACAGGAAAATGGTTGAAGTTGTGTCAAATAACTTTGAAAGAGATGTTGCTCTTGTATCCCGCGAAATAACTCGTAGAACAAATGACTTTCGTTCTAGAAAAGACAGTTTTACAGTATGAGGTGCAATGAAAAAAGAAGGTACTTAACCAGAAAAGAAGCAAAAAAATCTAAACAATTTCAAGAAAAAAAGAGTGGATTGCATCTGTATTTGTATAAGTGTCCTGAGTGTAA